AACTTTGACCTGAGTTATAAGTTGGTCTTGTGATTGTAGTAATATTAATTGATCCACCTAAAGCAACGGCTTGACCGTTAATAGTTATTTGTCCATTACCTGTTAGATCAGCATTTGCAATACTGTTAGCTGGAAAATCTAATATAGCACCAGTAGGGACTGTGATAGTGTCACCACTATCTCCTAGCTGTACATTTGTTCCTGATCTTGGACTTACTTTATTTACTTTTACTTCACTCATATTATCTCGCTGTAACTGGATTATCTCCTACTAATGGTGCCTCTGCAAAAGCAAAGTACATATATTGTGCCGTGCCACCATTCATGTCTCCATAGCTGTTTCTTAGTTTAAAACCATTAGAATTGAGATCAATATATCTAGCACCTTCCGCTTCATCGTTTGCAGCTGATGGATATAAAATTTTGTCCGCTGGGTTAGATGGATCTCTAGTGCTATCTACAATTACCCAACCTGCACCACTCAATGATGATTTAAATAAAACCCATGCAGGTTTAAAGCCAGTATAAACAAATGGCCCATCACTACTATTGTTCGCAGTAAATTTTCCACCTTTTGAAAAACCTCTCTTATATGCAAAAACAAATGCAATATAAGTTCCACCATTAGCATTCGAACCTGCCCAATCACCAACAGTGAAAGTATTATCATTAAACGCAGAACTTGTGCCAAAAACATTGGTATCATCTGTTACACCAACAGTGCTTTCTAAATATAAAATATTACAGTCAGAAGCTGTAGTATAAAAAGGGTTAAGAACTCCCCAGGATTGTCCATTGTCAAGTCTTCTTACAATTATAAAATCTGGCGTGTCTCCTAATCCATGTCCTATAGTAGAATTGCCCGTTCCATTTCCAGTGTAAGTTACAATGCTAAAACCAGCCGTAGTATTAGCACTTACTGAGGAAGTTATAGAGCCATTTGAATTTGAAGAACCTGTTCCTCCGTTAGCTTTCCAATTCCAAGCAACAAATGTACCACTGTTAGCATTTACATCAGAATTGTTTCCAACAGAAAAACCATCAGTTCCAAATGCAGTCAAAATATTACTGTCGCTACCTTCAGCGTTTGTATTATTAGAAACTAATTGTTTATCTGTGCCTCTTATTGAATTTGTAAGTTTATGTCCTGCAGAGCTATCTCTTCTTTTGATCCAAGTAAAGTCTGGTTGAAATCCAACACCTGTTAAAGATTGTGTACTTCCATTACCAGTGTATAATTTAGTATTAAAATGTAGGCCAGGGTTTTTTATAGTAGTGAAAGCTGCCATTAAGATTGCTCCTTTAAATTTTCAGTGTTGAGTGCATAATATCCTGTTGGTACATCATATTCAAATACTGAACCATTTCCATTTGATCCTGCGGATGTAACTGCAGTTGTGCCAAAATACCCATTACCAAAATTCCAATGCGTAGTTTGTGTTCCAGATCCACTACTATTTCTAAATGCATAGTTAATATTATCACTTAAATTTACACCTGTTGAAGGACTGGTACCTGAATAATCTGAACCAGTCCACCAACCACCATTTTTTCCAAAATAAACTTTTTTTTGTGTAGAAGTTAAATCCATAGCAATCATCATAATATCATTAGTTGACCATGCACTTCCATATCCACCACTTCCTTGATTAGAGCCATCTATGTATAAAGAGGCACCTGCTGGATATAGTAATACTGAATTAGTCAAAGCTGATGGATAAATTGATTGATCCTGTACTCCTAACCAAGAAGTATTAGTAGGCATTTTTGCTTCAGCATACCATTTTCCAGTGTCTGGAGCAAAAGTAGATCTAGAACCACTATCATTTGTACTTAATGAACTATTAACATTTGTAAAAGTATTTGTGTTGGAAGGCACTACATCTAAAAGATTTAAACAGGTATAAATATTTGTTGGTGAATCCTTAACCTGAATTACACTACCACTTGCTGTAAAGTTATTTCCTTGACCAGATGAATCTAAACCCATATTAGCACTATTATCAAATTTTATAAAATGCCCATTAGTTCCATATGATACAGTGGGTGATGTTTTTGGTATCCAAACACCATTACTATCTGTTTCTCCAAAAACACTTGCATCATAAAATTGACCATCAGCCCAGTGTAAATGAGCGATCATACCATCCCATCTATAACCTGATTGAAAGTTACTAGCTATGTATTGTGTTTGTCCAGATTTATTAAAAAATAAATCTGCACCTTGAGAACTTGGATAGGTGTTAGAACTAAAACTTGTTACTTGCTCACCATTTATATAAACTTTCGCTCTATCTGTATTAGTTGATTGTGTGCTATCAAAAGCTGCAACTACATGATACCAAGCACTAAAATCTTGGAAAACTCTTGAAGTTGCTAAATAAACTAAATTTGTTGGATTATCATAACAATATACAAATAATTTATTAGATCCATTCACACCTACCTCCATGAAATGATCATTATCTGTAGTGTGTTGATAAAGTCTTTGGGTAGTTCCTGCATTTGCTCTTTTGAACCAACAAGAAAAAGTTCCAGTTGTATTATTCCCTGCTCCCGCTGCTGTTTTAGATAAATATGCCGATGCCATTAACAGAAACCTCCTGAGTTATTTATACCAACAGTTACTTTAATAGACAAGGCTTGGTCAGTTGTTTGTCCTTCAGCATCTGTTGCTCTTACTGTGAAATTAAAAACTGTCTCACTTGCTGGACTTGGTAAAGTCCCTGATATAACAGCACGATAAGTATTACCAGCAGGATTCGAAGTTGTACCAATTGTTATACCTCCAGGTAATGAACCTGAGACTACTGATTGTGAAATAGTGACAGCACTATCACCAGTAACATCGATATTTTGAGAATAAGAAGTTCCCGCTGCACCATCTGGTAATGATGTTGTTGTAAATACTGGGCCATCAGAAATTGTAAGATCAGTTGCACTTCTTACAGCATTTCCATCTGGATTAGTAATTAATATTCTTACGTTTTGACCGTTGGTTAAACCTGCCGT